AAATCTGATGAACAGGTTGATTAAAAATTTAGACATAAAAGTTTGTGTTCTTTCCCAAACATACCAAAGATTAGCGATTCTGCCCCTCAATACGACTTACGGCTTTCTCTAGCTGATTGATTCGGTTAAATATTTCTCTTATATCTCTTTCTCTTCTGTTGCTTATATTAGATAAAACCATGAGGAAGGCGGTGGCTGCTGCCCCAATCAGTGCTGCGTGTACCTCTGGCATGATTTGGCTATAATTAAAGTATTATGGCTAATTTTAATAGTTATGGCTGAAGAAAAAAAGAAAAATCCATTGCAGAAAATAAAAGAGAGCATTGATGATAAAGAAGAACAACTGGCGATAATCAGTCTTTTTGTAAGATTGGGTGTTGTCATTTGGTCTGGTTTTATTGTTTCTCTTAACTACATAACAATCCCTGGTTACAGTACAGAACCCAAAGACATAACATTTCCAGCAAGTTTATTGACTGGGGCATTAGCAACTTTTGGCCTTGAAGGATCTAAAAAACGCAAAGAAACTCAGGAGGAGACTAAGAAACTTGCAAATAATAACGGTTCAGTGCAGACTATAAGAGTAGAAACCCCTATTAAAATAATAGGAGCAGAAATTATTGATCCACCCCCTACAAAGAAATGAAAAAATTAATTCCTGTTGTTTTATTAGCTTTCACACCATCAGTTGCTCTTGCTGATATAACTTCAAAATTTACAACGAGCATAAGCGTCAAAGTAGACGCTGCCATGTCACAGGCCACACGAATTGGTGCGTCTTATAGTGCCTCTGGCAGTAATATCGGAACAAATAATACAGACGATGTAATTGGAGGTTTAACTGTAAGCGGTGGTGAAGTTACTCTTAATGCTGGAGATTATTCTATTAATGGTTGCGGAGATACACCATCTAACTGTGCAAGTACATGGTCATTATCTGAATCATATACAGCAGCAGATACGATTCCCTCAAATAATGGAACAGAAAATACTACAATTACTGCTGGTACAGTTCCTAATTTTGGAAGTGTAATTTCAACTGTAGCTGGAAGTGGAGCAGGTTTTGATGGAGATATTACATCTGCTCATGGAATTGAAAACTTAGAAGAAGGTGGTGCAGGTTCTACTGTTACAGGACAGTTTGTAACGGAGCTAACCATAC